CCCGACAGGTCGCGCTGCCTCGGATCCTTCGTGTAGCGGCTGATCGAGTAGAAGTCGGCGAGGTCGCCGTTCAGGATCAGGGCGTCGATGTCGGCCTCGACCAGGTGGCTGACGGCCGCCCGGACGGCGATGTCGGAATGATAGGGAACGTGGACGTCCGACAGGATCCCGATCCGCCCGGTCGCCTCCAGCGTGTAGGGCGTCCAGGGCCTGGCGATCGACGGCGGGAGCGTGTAGTCGACGCCAGACTGGCGCGGCTCGCGGGCCGCCGCCGGCTTACTGTGCTTGCGGTGGTGGGCCCCCTGGGTGCCGAACTGCCGGCCGATCCGCTTCCTGGCCTGCTCGATCGTCAGGGCCCCCTTACACTCCGCGACCAGCATCCGGGCCAGTCCGCGGCTGGTGTGATCCGGGAACTCGCGGGCCAGCCGCTTCGCCATCGCCGTTATCGGGTCGCCTGCCATGGGTCCTCCGTGACGTTTGGCCGGTCTAGCGTGTCAGTCCTACACGACGGCCCCACTCGTTCAAGGCGGCGCGGCGGCCCTTACAACCGCAGGGGCGGCCGATCGCCTTCGTCACCCGCTCCTCGGTGATCCCGACGGCCGACAGCCCGGCGGCCACCAGGTCGCCCAGGCCGGTCGGGGGCGTGCTGTCATTGAACCGCCGCCGCAGCAGCTCGAGCAGCTCGTCCTTCGCGGCGGCCTCGGGCACGCCGCCGCGGTACATCTTGTCGAGGTGGAGGAAGTGGCGACCCAGGACCTTCGCGTTGGCGTCGATCGCGGGCTGGCACAGGTCGGCCGGGAGCCAGTCGGGACAGCCGCCGTCGCGAATGAACCGCTGGGGCACCAGGCCGGTCTTCGGCTCGCCTTGGTCTCGCTTGATGATCAGCGAAGGCCAGGGCCGCCCCGGCGATCCCTCGGCCGCCAGGAGCCGGCCGGGGTAGTCGTCGACGCTCCAGGGCCTGACGGGGACCATGTCCTCTTCGAGCCACATCCGGACAGGCCCGCCGCCGTACTGGTCGGCGGCGCGGAGGCCGATGATCGGCGTCACCTGGTCGACGCGGCGCGTCTGGCACGGGCAGGCCGGGGCGGCTTCGCTGTAGAGGACCGTCGCGGTATGCGGCGTCGTCAGTGTGGCCCGGACCGCCAGGCACCAGACCTGGGCGATCTCGGGCCGCCGGCTGGTGGCGGTGACGATGTTCATGAAATCGTCGCCGTAGCGCTCGTGACGCACGGGATCCCAAACTGATCACCGAAACAGGTCAGGGCAACCGGCCCGCCTGGGCAGTAGCCGCCGTCGGCCGCTGGCGTCTCCGCGAACGGGACCAGGGCCTCCCAGGCTTCGCCGGTGAACTGATTCGTCGCCACGCACGCCGCACAGATCCCGATCCCGAGCTGCCAGCCGCAGGGCGTGCAACCGATCGCCACGCTGACGTACATATACGAACCGTCTGGAAGGGTCGCGTCCGGAATCGAAAAGTCTGCCGCCGTTCCAGGGATCGCGACGACCTTCGTCACCGTCATCCCGCACCATTCGACGGTCACGGTGAGCGTGCCACACTGCGCCGCGCAACACTTGCACGGGCGAAGGTCCGCGTCGTCTTCGACGAGGTAAATCGCATTACCGCGGAGCGGAACCTTTTCGTCGCGTAGCTTGACCTTCGTCATGTGGTGGGCAGTTACGGGCAGGCGTCGGTATCGAGCCAGACCAGGCAGCCGCCCTGGTGGGCGAGAATCTGCGTTGCGCCGCTGCTGTAGTTCCCGACCGTCGTCAGGTCCTGGCCGCCGATCGACACGCACTCACACGGCGCGTTTGGTGGGCAGCTCGCGGCCCCGACCATGTACCAGCATCCATTCGCAGCCTCGGCAATCCAGACCAGAACACCGCTGCCAACGTTGAAAGCCAGGTTGTAGGCGAGCTGCGTCTCCTCGCCGTTCCCCTGCGTCTCGCAGTCGTCCTCGTAGACGAGCTGGAGTTCTTGGGTCGTGCCCTTCGTCCAGGCAGACGAGGTCTTCGCGACCCGAAGCTGGCCGCCACCGCCGTCGTCAAAGGCCGTCGGCAGCTTTGGAGCGTGAACGTCGCGGCGGCTGGCGTTGTGCCCGTTGATCACCCGCGCGAGCCGGCCAATCGATTCGCGCGTGATCAGGACGCCCTTATCCGACTTGTCGTAGCGGCGCGGCATCAGGCACCCCCGATGACCGACGGCGTGAACAGCTCGCCGAAGGCTGGGACGAAGGCCATCTCTTCGTAGATGAAGAACTCCAGCTCGCACGGCTTCGCGCCAGCCGGAACAGCCACTCCGGAACAGTCGAGCCCAACCGGCTTGCGGACCGGCTTTTTATCTTGGCCTTTGATCTGGGCCCGGAGGCTTCCGTAGGGCTCGGGATCGCCCTCGGAGTTGACGAGCTGGTGGAAGCCGATATCCCAGGGTTTCAATGTCCACTCGTCCGCCTTGTAGGCAAACTCCCAGGTCACCTCCCAATAAATGACCGTGACCCCGTTCCGGTTCTCGATGTTCAGTTTCTTACTGCATCCCTGGCACTTCCAAGTTCGCGCCGCGCCACCGTTCCATAAGTCTTCATTCACCGCGTTCGTGTACGACCGCGCCAGCCCCATCCATTCGCCGTGCGTTAGGTAATACTGCGTGAGCGTCAGCTTTTCCTCGGCCTGCTCCGCCTCCAGGTCCTCCAGCGGTTCGCCGGCGGAGTTGGTCATCGTGTCGCCGTCGATGTCCTTATAGATCGGCCGCGTCACGACGCTGGAGGTGCCGCCCCAGACCGGCGGCCGGAAGTCGAGGCCGCCCGGCTGGTCCCCACCGCCAGCATTTTCCGCGGCCTGGTCCTGCGGGTCCTGTTTCCGGTACTCGTAGGAGCACAGATACAGAAGACCAGAGTCGTCCGCGGGTTTGCCGCTGTAGGAGTCCAGGAAGACGGTCTGGTCGTCCGGGTGCTTGTCACCGTAGGCCAGGCCCGGCGAGTTGGTGATGTCGATCAGCGACGTCGCAGGGCTGTTGACGCGGACCAGAAACTCGCGAGTGTAGACCGCGCCTTCGTTCCGGTTCCCCGTGACCTGACGGCCGCGCGGTACTTCCTTGCTCCAGACGACGCCCATGTCTTAGCCTCCCGCCGCCGGTGCCAGGTCGACGGCCTCGATGTCGAAGCCGCCCATGTCTTCCGTATTTGCCGCGATCCGCTCCAGGACCCCGAGCTGCCGCTCCTGGACGTCGTCCCCAGTGTCGCCCCGCATGATCCGGAACATCTCGCGGATCCCCTCGGCCGAGCTCGACTCGATTCCCTTCACGGCTTCCTTGATGTCCTTCGCGTCGATCGTCGTCGTCTGCTTGATGTCGATCTCTTGCTTTGCGGCGACGTCGACCTGGCTCGCGGCGTCACGGGCTGCGGCGATCGCCTCGTCGAGCGTCTGGACCAGCGGCCCGGCGATCGCCTGGCCGGCCTGACCGAGCTCGTCGCGGCCCAGGATCGCGTTCCCAAAAGCCTGGCCCGAGGCCTCCAGGGCCGCCGCTGCTCCGTTCGCCAGCTCGCCCGACGAGGCCCGGAGGCTCGCGCCTGCCGCCAGGAGCTGGGCACCAGTCTGGCCCCAGCCTGGGATCGCCGAGGCGATCTGGCCGGCGGCCTCGAGGAAACGGCCGGCGACGTTCGTCATCAGGGCGGCGATCCCCCTGAACGCGGCCTCGAATAACTTCGCGACCCCGAAAAGGAACTGACCGACGCGGTCCGCGATCCCCCAGACGACGCCCCACTGGCCGCCTACGGTCGAAAGGTAGGCGAATACGCTGTTCAGATTCTGGATCACGAAGTCCCCGATCTCGGCCAGGTAGCGGGCCCCCTGGAGAATCCCCTCCCCGATCGCCTGGCCGATGTTTGCTCCGCCGATGTTCCCCACCAGATCGGAAAAGGCCGTCGTCACGCTCTCGACTTCCGGAGCGAGATAGGCGACGACTTGCTGGATCACTCCCTGGATCGCCGACTGGGCCCGCGTGAAAGCGTCGTTCATCTCTTCGACGTTCTGCCCTTGCGCGTTGGTCAACGTCAGGCCGAACCGCTCCGCCTCGGCCCGTGCTGCGGCGATCGCCCCGGCCCCCTGGTTGAACAGCGGCAGGAGCTCGGCCCCGGACCGGCCGAAGATCGCGACGGCGGCGGCGGCCCGCTCGGCCTCCGTTGGGAGCTGCGAGATCGCCTCCGCGATCGCGTTGAACCTGTCGGACGCAGAGAGCCCGTTCAGTTGCTCGACGGAGAGACCGATCGCGGCGAAGGCCGCGGCGGAAGCCTTCGATCCGTTGGCGGCCTTGATGAAGGCGACGTCGGCCTTCGTGGCCGCGGCCCCGAGCTGGTCGAGCGACACCCCGGCCAGGTTGCCGGCCAGGGCCAGGCCTGCCATCTCGGAGTATGTGAAGCCCAGCCGGGCCGCGAGCTTGCTCGTCTGGTCAATCGTCTCGGCCTCGGCCTGGCCGTAGGCGATCAGCGACCGGGCGGCCCTCGAGGCTCCAGCTACAACCGACCCGAACAGCTGCGCCCCCTGGATCGCGACCAGGGCCTGCATCGACCCGCGAAGGCTCCCGACGCTCGCCTGGAGGCCCTTCATCGACTGCGAGGCACGATTGACGCCAGACGTCAGGCCAGACGTCGACGCGGTGAAGACGGCCGAGACCTTGCCGATCGCTGCCATTACTTGCCAGCCTTTCGGAGCGGCTTCAGTTTCGCGAGCTCTCGCATCATCTCTTCCTCGGTCTGCGTCGGCCTGGCCGGGTCATAGGTTGGAAGGAACATCTCGGCAAACTCTTCGGAGACCTTCGCCCCGGCCGCCTGGGCCAGGATTGCCGTCTGCCGTCCGGTTCTCCGGTACTCGTCGCCGAAGGGCTCGAGCCGGTAGAAGGCGCACCAGCGGCGGAGCTGGCGGACCGACAACCGAGCCGCGAGGGCCGGGACGTCTTCGCTGTTCAGGTGAGCGGCGAGCCGGTAGAGGAACAGACTCCACGGCTCGCTCCTCAGTTTTTTTCCTCCTCCTTCACCGCCCCCTCGTCATTCCGGAGGACCGTGTCCCAGCATTGGACGTACAACCACATCAGCGACCGCGGGCTCGCCTGGAGCAGGTCCTCGAGGTCTCCGTCCTGATACTTCCGTTTGCCGTCCTCGTCCGCCAGGCAGACCGCGACGGTCCGGGCGATCAGCTCGGCCGGAGGCTCCTTGCCGGCGAGCTGCCGGTGAGCGACGGCCAGGCCGTGCCACTCCTCGAACGAGGGCCAGCGGAGGAACACGGCGGACTTGGACCGCGGCGGCTGGAGGCGCACGGGCTCGTCCGCCAGGCCGAGGAGATCATCGAGCTTCTTCATGGGTCAGACTCCGGTGAACTGGAAGGAGGCGGATCCCCGCAGGAGATCCCCGACGCTGCCCTCGACCTCGTAGTTCATCAGGATCGCTTGGCCGACGAGCGACCCGCCGGGGGTCGAGATCGCCAGCGATCCCTTTTCGCCAATCCTGATTTCCGAGAACGGAGGCATCCCCAAAAGCCTGACGGACGCGGTCCCTGGGTCAATCGCGACCGCGTCGATCTGACGGACGACTCGGGAGTTTGCCGAGACCCCATAGATCGGCGCATCAAACCCGGTGACGTCGGCCGTGACAGCGGACCCGCCGCCGGCATTGAACTGGACGAGCTGGCCCAGACTCGTGCCGGCGAAGCTAACGGTCGAACTATGGGCGAGCGTTGCCACAGGGCCCCCGGCGGTGCTTGGGCCCTATTCTTCGGCGGGAATCGAGACGTAGGTCGCCGTCCCCTTCACCAGCTCGCCGACCGCGTATTCGATCTCGACCTGTGTGCACTTGCATTGGATCCCGGCGATCTCCACGACATCGCCGGCCGTAGGCCCGCCTGGCCCGAAGAACGCGGCCGTCACGGTGGTCGTCGCGCCGTCAACGGCACCCGCCCCGGAGTCAGGAAGCCCGTCGACGTACACGCGATCCGATCCGGCGGCCAGGTCCAGCGTCGAAGCGTCCAGCCGATTCGATCCGCCGGTAGGGTCGATGCCCTGGCTTGAGATCTTTACGTTCGTGCATCCGCTCGGGAGACCGCTCGGTGTTTGACCCTGTGCCGGGCTTGCCATGCTCACTCCTCCTCAGCGGGCGGGGCCTTGTAGACGTAGGTCGCCGTCCCCTTGATCATGTCGCCGACCGCCCATTCGGTCTCGGCCTGGGTGCAAACCCAGCCACTGGCTTCGGGGTCCGTGTTCACGGCTGGCGCTTCGCCGAAGAACGTACAGGTCACGGTCTGCGTCACCCCGTCCTCGGCACCGGAACCAACATCGACCAACGGCGCGTCCTGGTAGACGCGGGCAGAGTCCGAGAGGGTCGTGACGTCGACTTTATTCGAGCTACTGGACGGGTCCGCAGCCGAGGATCCTACCTTTACGTTCGTGCAACCGGCAGGCAGCGTCGGCCCGACGGACGGCATACCAGAGAGTTGGGCCATATGGTCACTCTTCCCAGGTGATCTCGAGAGTCTGCTGGACGAGGTAGGTCGGCCGATCGCGGCCGTCGAGGAACACGGGGTCGCCGTCGGCCTCCTCGGCCAGGTGAGACCACTGGATTGTGACCCCGTCGGCCGAGCCGCTGAAGTTGTTCACCTGCTCCCGGATCGCGTCGGCCAGCTCCTTCCCCTCGAGGTAGCCGTCGGTGTAGATCTCGACCGAGAAGGTCCCGACCGGCGAGCCGACAGTCCCGTCGAGGTCCCGCTCGCGGGCCGTGCCGGTCCTCGCGTAGACGACAAAGGGCGGGACCGTGCCCTCGGGGACGGTCAGGGGGAAGGCGTCGACCTCCGCCTCCTCGATCGCCGCTTTTAGCCACGCTTCCGGGTATGCCATCGGTCCTCCTTTTAGCCTCGGCCGGGGCCGAAGCCGCTCGCGCCGACGCCGGGATTCTTGCCGCTTTCCAGTTCGCGGGCCGCCCGCTCGAGTCCCTCGACCATCTCGGCCGCCAGGCGGCCGGCCACCCGCGGGCCGAACTGTTTCATCGTCCGCTCCACCATCGTCCGCGGGAGGATCCCGTTCGAGGTGCCGAACTCCATCCAGATAGCCTTACGGCTTTCGGCCCCGGCCTTGTAGCCGAGCACACCGAAGACGACCCCGTCGGAGTTCTTGCCCTTGTAGGAGACGCGAGTCGTCACGGCCTTCCGCAGGGCCCCGGACGATCGCGGCTTGTCACCCTTCTTGCGCCGACCCCGACGAACCTGGGGCGGGGTGTTTGCCCGGAGGATCGGAATCCCCGGTTTCAGAGCCCGCCGCATCGATGCTACTAGGTGCTTTTTGGCGATGTAGCGCGGGAGCCCAGCGTAGCGCTGAACTAGCGCCCCGATCTCGCCTTGCATCTGCTGCCAGTTGACGGAGATCAAGTCGCCTGCTCCTCGACCGTCAGCTCGTGTTCGCGGCGGTTGTCACGCTCGACGACCGCCGAGATGTAGAGGACGCGATCGTCTCGCGAGAGCCACTTCAGCCGGTGCCGGCCGGTCAGGCCGGGAAAGTAGTGCATCCGGACGGTCGCCGAGACCGTGCCGCCGATCTGCCCGCGGCGGTCCAGCTCCGCGTAGGTGGTGGCCTCGTAGGCCCCCAGCCGGCGGCCGACCTCGCTCCAGGTCTGGACGCTCTCGCCGAGCTCGTTCCGCTCCTCGGTCGGCTCCTCGATCGCGAACAGGTCGCGGAGCGTGCCGGCTGGGATCATCAGTAGCCCCCCGAATAGCTCGACGCGGCGAGCAGCATCTCGAAGCCCTGGGGCAGCTCTTGGAAGCCGCCCTCGGTCATCACCCCGCGGTGGTTGAACTGGTGCTCGACGAACATCAGGAGGGCCGCCCGGAGGGCCGGGTCGATCGCGGTCGCGTCGGCCACGCCCCCCCAGTATTCGACGACGACCTGGTCGACGGCCCGGCCGTCGAGCACCAGCTCGGCCGGCATCGCGTCGGCCTCGAGCTCGTACTCGCTCTCCGTCAGGGCCTCGCCGCCGACCGTCACGGTCAGGGGATGCTCCTCGTCGATCAGGACCGGCGGGGCCGGCAGGTGAAGGAGGACGGCCCCCATGTCCCACTTCGCCCGGTACTGGGTCGCGGCGAGCGTGATCCCGAGCCGCTGCTCGATCACTCGGCGGCCGGCCGCGATCGCACCGGCCAGGAGCGAGTCAAACTCCTCCTGCTCCGCCAGGAGTCCGACCTGGTCCTTCGCCTCTTCGAGCGTCACCGGCTCCTCGGAGGCGGCCGTCAGGATCCGCAGGGTCTT